TAAGGGGACTTGTTCCCCTTTTTTTTATGTGAGATAATTAGAAAACTCCATGAGGACTACCATGTCTGGACTGCTCGAACCTTCCGTAAAAATTGAGATTGAAATACAAAGCCAAGAGAAAAGTGGCGAGGCTTGTCCAGTAGCGACAGGGGATGTACAGGTCAATCTTGAGAATCGTCAGAAGGCTATCGACAAAGCCAACTACGGCCCAATGAATCCAAACGAAGCAAGCATGGATTACTGGCGTGAAATCAGTAAGGCTTGGAGAATTTCACCTGCACAGGCTAAGAAGTCTCGTTGCGGAAACTGCGCTGCATTCATTCAAACCCCCAAGATGTTGGCTTGCATTGAGTCAGGTCTTGAGGATAATGGCGAGGAAATGGATGCTTGGGAAGTTATCGAAGCTGGTGACTTAGGTTACTGCGAAGTGTTTGATTTTAAGTGTGCTTCTAAGAGAACTTGTGAAGCATGGATTAGTGGTGGGCCAATAACCGAGGATGAACATGTCAACGACAAATCAGCAAGCAATGGAAATGATGCAGAAACTTATGCAGAAGAAGACTAAGCCCATGCCTGTCAGGGGTGAGCGTACTGCTAAGAACGCACAGAAGAAGCCTAAAAAATGAAAATGACAAAAGCTGGTCAGAAAAAAGTTGGCAAGGTCATGGGTGAATACAAAGAAGGCACATTGCACTCTGGTAAGGGTGGCAAGGTTGTCAAGAATCCCAAGCAAGCCATTGCTATTGCTATTAGCGAAGGCGCTAAACAAATGGGTCGATACAAAGGTAAATAATCATGGCAGATTTAGGCGCAGCATTTGGCTTTTATCCGCAATTAAACAGGCGCAGACAGGGTAGCCCTGCTGACTCTGCTAATTTGCCTGTTGACGTTCTTAGAGGACGTTTAGCGGGTTTGTTAGGCGCACCTGCTGATATTGCTAATTTACTTAGGTCACCACAACCGACAGAGATGTTTGGTAATGTTAGTTATGAAGCACCAGCGCAGTTTCCTTACACAACAGAAAAGTTTTTAAAAGATTTACCACTTGCGCCTACATCTAGGGTGGGTCAAGTAGCAGGTCAAGCTGCATCATTTGTTCCGTTAAATCCAATGCCAGCCGTTAGAGGTGTGCAAAGAGTTGGTCAAATGGCGGGTGAGGAACTGGCGGCTACTATGCTTGGTCAGCGCCCTAACACTATGATGAGCAAGGTAGTGCCACAGCCATTGTTTGCTGTACCTCCAGAGCAAGGATTGTTATCTGCTAGGGCAGAGCCTATTGAAAGCCTATTGCAGACCAAGCCACAAGCACCAGTTTCAGACATTGGTTTTTATTCAGCTACTGAGCAAGCAGCATTAAACTTAGGTAGAAACAAGGGAACTGGTCAGTCTTTCATTAACGACTTGATGAAAGCACCTGACGTTAAGAAGGAAGAACTGGTTTATACAGGGTTAGATGATTTCCTGAGAGACAAACCCAATGTTACTAAACAAGAGGTTCAAGACTTCTTGGCTAACAATCGTGTAGATGTTCAAGAAGTAAGATTGGGTGATGCGCCTCCTCCTGCGCCTCCTCCTGTTCTTGATGCTGAAAGACTAAACTTTTTAGAAAAAGAATTTTCCCAACTAAAAGAGCATCCAATTGATGCCCCTAATTTTGGTCAAGAAAAGTTTGAAGAACTAATGATGTTACAAAACATCAGAGATAACAGCACAGTAGAAAGCCTTTACAGCCGTGCTGATAGTGCAACTTCTGCTGCACAAAGGGCGCAATCACGAGGAAATAAAGATATTGCTGAAAGATATTTCAGAGAAGCAGAAATGTTGAATTCTCGTGCTGAAGCATTAGATTTAAAAGGTTTGGGTGTTCCAGAGCAAGTAATAACAAATCCAACTCAATTTGATAAATACACATTGGCTGGTGGTGAAAACTATCGTGAGATATTACTTACGTTGCCTCAAAAGCCAAAAGCACTACCAGAAGGTTTTAATGTAGATGCTTATTCTGTCAATGGTGTAACTAAATATGGCGTTTATGATGCTAATGGTCAAAGATATGGTAGTGGCGCAACAAAAGAAGAAGCATTACAAAGATTTAGCGATTTACATCAAGATAAACCATATCAATCATCTCATTTTAAAGAGCCAAACATTTTAGCCCACATGAGGGTCAATGACCGAATTGATGCTGATGGTAAGAAGATGCTACTGGTTGAGGAAATCCAATCTGATTGGCATCAGGCTGGTAGAGAAAGAGGTTATGGCCCTAAGTATGAAGAATCTTTTATGGCTTACTATGATACAAAAGATGGGCAAAGAATTCCAATAGGTTATGGCAAAACAAAAGAAGAAGCTGAAGCAACCATTGATGTTGGGTGGAAAAACTTAGTTGACATTAAATATGAAACGCACAAAAGAACAATTAGTGAAGGCGTACCAGACGCACCATTTAAAGACACATGGTATCAATTAGCACTCAAGCGACTGACCAAGTACGCTGCTGAAAATGGCTATGAACGTATAGGCTTGACTACTGGAAAACAGCAAGCAGGTAGATATAAGTTAAGTAATGAAGTTGATGAAATAAATGTAATTGGTAGAACTAATATGGCTACTGGTGAAAAATCAAAATCAGTTGCTTTAGATATGAAATCTGGTCAATCTTTACGGATTGGTGTTAACAATGATGGAATTGTTGACAATGTAAGCGATGAAAGCATCAAGAATTTCATGGGCAAAAATCTTTCTGAAGTTGTAGGTAAAGACATAGCCAAAGAAATTATGCTTAACAATAAAAAAACCATTAGTGGCGAAGGTTTAGATATTGGTGGCGAAGGAATGAAGAAATACTATGACGAGATTTATCCTAAGTTTTTGGATAAGTACGGCAAAAAGTATGGTGCAAGTGTAGGCGAGACACAGATAACTACAGATTACGCTAGGGATGCAAGTGGGATTCCTGCACAGCGTCCATCAAAAGAAACAATCCGTTACTTAGACATTACTCCTCAAATGAAAAAAGGAACATCTAAGGGTCAACCCTTATTTGCTGCTACTCCGTTATTACCAGCAACAAGCCTACTAGACGAAGAAAAACGTAAAGAAATTACAAGTCTGTTAGAATAAAATATTAACGTAACCTTGACCAACCCTAGAGGAGTCAAACAAAATGATTGATCAAAATACCAGATGGTATGTCTATGAACTCATCAATCCTATCAATGGGAAGGTGTTTTATGTAGGCAAAGGAACTGGAAACAGAATAGACCAACATGAGCGTGAAGCCGCTAAAGGGGTATGCTCAAAAAAATGTAATAAAATCAATTACATAATTAAGCGTGGTTTCAAAATAAATAAGCAAAAAGTAGCACTATTTTGGGATGAACAAGCTGCTTATGACCATGAGACTGACTTAATTGCTCAGTATGGTTTATCTAATCTCACAAACATCATGGCTGGCGGTCAAACCGCTTTTGATAGACGCTTAATTGAGCGTAAGACTCGAATTAAAGAGCCTCAGTTTTCTTTATCTGATTGGCTTGAAAAGAAAAAGCCAGATCATCCTACATTTAGCCGTTTTGCTGAATGGTTTAAGACTGGGATGTACACAGGTAAAAAAATATCTGTAAGTAGCGAAGACCCAAGACTTACATATCATTGTGTGATTACCGAAGTTGTCTATAACAAAATTTTGCCAATGTTTTGGGAAAAGATTAAACAAGACGATAGAGCCATTGAGATATTTACTCAAAGGATGAAACATCACAATGTGGAGTTGGTATATGGCGGCTAGAAAACGAAAGGTTACTTTGAGCGATTCATGGAAAGATGGAATCAAAGCCTCTGTGATTATGGGGCGTTTGTATAACCATGTTCAAGGCGAAACAGAGATGAGTCAGAGCCAGATAAAAGCGGCTCAGATTATTCTTTCAAAACTTGTTCCTGATCTATCTCGTGCTGAGATTGCAGGTGATTCTGATAAGCCAATTGAACATAAAGTCACATGGGCGAAGTAATCGAAATTCCCTATAAGCCAAGGGAACATCAACTAAAGGTTCACGAGTTACTGGAAGGCAAACGCTTTGCAGTCGTAGTCGCACATCGAAGGTTTGGAAAGACTGTAGCTGCACTCAATCACCTAATCCGTGAGGCGGTGCTAAACACTAGAGAGACACCTAGATACGCCTACATTGCTCCTACCTATGGACAAGCAAAGAGGGTAGCTTGGGACTACCTCGTTAAATACACTACACCGCTAGGCGGTACTAACAACAT